CGGAACCCAATCACCTCCACTAATTGCATTTTCAGTAACGATAGTAGTTCCTGTTTTTACATTAATGTATTCCATATACTACCCCGCTTTCACAACACGAGCAAAGCTATTTTTGTCCAAAATTCCCCATCCAAGATAGATTTCTGCACGAAGATAGACTTGGTTATAACCTTTCAAGTCTTTTCCAGAATTGTCTGGATCACCATATCGAATGACTTCGAGTGGAATCTGCTTAGCATATCCCCATTTAACCATGTTAGCAAAGTCACCAATAATAGCAACATCCTTATTGGTTCCAACATTAAGACCAACTGTAGTATTCACATCTACAGGTAGACCATTAATGGCACCTGGATTTGCTCCCCATGCCAATTCAGGGTATAGGCGTTCATTAGCTGCGTTCTTCATGCTAGCTAGTGCACTTGCAAATGTAGTATCAATAGCCATACCGCTAACGATATTGTCAGCTCCTTGAATCATTTTAACTGCATCTTCGACATTAGTATCTGGATCGCTTGTTGTAAAGTTCACTGTCTGAGTGACCGCTTTATCAAAGCAGTTATCCCCAATAACAGTGGATTCTTGCTTAGTACGTGGATTTACGCCATGGAAGGACATGATATCAATACCACGAGCTACTTTATTAGCAAAACCTTCATTGAATGACTTCAAAATATCGATTTTAGCTTCATCTGATGCATAAATGAACTCATCAGATACACGAGCACCATACTCGATTTTGATAGGTACAATAGTTACTGGTTCTAGACTTGCACCCCCATGTGTTTTCTTTCCGTTTTCTACAACAATATCTACATCAGAATCCAATGTAAATGTGAATTCCTTTAATCCATTAAACGGAATCGCTTGTTGATTAGACAATTTAGCCAGTGAGCTGTGACCCTTAACTTTGTTGATAAGGTCTGTCACAAGCATTGGCTCAAATAATGTTCCTCTTGATAATTGATCTGTCATATGATTTCTCCTTTATTCTTCAATAGCTAAACCTTGAATTAGGTTTTTATACAATGTGTTTTCTGTTTTTTCTAAAACAGGTTCTGTTGATCTAACAGGCGCTACTTTAGTTGCTGGTTTGATAAATCCAGCTAAACGCTCTGCATCTGCTTCAAAGCTTTCTTCATCATTTCCCTGCAAACGGTCTGCAAGGTCGTAAGGTAATCCATGTTTCAATGCAATGCGAGTTCGCAGACTAGCCGTCTCATAACCAGCGATTTTATTCTGCAAATCTTCAAGTTGCTTGTCAGCATCTGCCTTACTTCGATTACTAGCTTCAATTGTTGACTTCAAGCCAACATTTTCTTCTTCCAATTCTGCAATACGAGACTTGAGCTGATCATAGTCGCCATACTTCTCTTTCTCTCGAGATAAGCGCCCTTTAATAGCAGCATCAAATTCTTCTTGTGTAGTGATTGGTTTAAATTCTGACATTCTCATGTCTCCTTTCTCCTGCTTCCCCGGCAGTTCGGTAATTTTTTTGCATCAAAAAAAGCAGTCACTAGACTGCTGTTTTTAATAACTGATTTTTTGCTTTTTCTTAGGCTTAGTCGTAGCACAAGCCCAATGCGCAAGCAGAGCGCTATCCATCAAAGAAATATCCATATCTTCAAAATGCGATCGATAACCAAATCCACCATTTGAGCCAATATTTCGCTTATCGCAGTTAGTGGCTACTTTAGTCAATGATGGTTGACCTGAGTGACAGATGGTTTTTTGATAAATACCTTGTTCCCAAAGAGAATTGGCTACGATGATTTCTTTCACCGTAGGAAGAATCACATTCTTAATTCTGTAATTTTTCAACTCTTCATCAAGGATCTTTTGACCACTTGCACCATCTACTACAATCTGAGATACATCAGCTTGTCGCAGAAAAGCTACCATCCACTCATTTCCATTACGAACGGATTGACAATCGACGGTTTCAACGAAGAAACGACCATCTTTGGTACGAGCAGCAATACTCATCGCTACATTCGTTCCATCTTGTCCGTACTTAATACCAACAGATAACTTCCCAGTTAACTCTGGGACATCATCCACCTTGAGTTCATTCCACTCAGTTTCGGAAATAGCAGATTTCTGATTGTATGTTGGCCAGAATCCCAAACGCTGGATATTATGGTCCAACTTATCCTCACCAAGCTCTGCTTCAATCTTACGCTCATTTAAGTGGTACCCCATAGATGGATTTGAATTGTACCAGGCTTCCACATCGTCAATTTCCTTTTCATCAGAAACCGACCATTCAGCCCAGCCAGAATACTTTCCTTTCCCAAAAAGACAAGTCTCACGATATTTAGTAAAGACGGTTCCGCTTGATACAGGTGTTGGAGGTGTTCCACACATAATTGTGATAGGGTTCTCACTATCCGTAACTGTATATTTCAAAGCAGATTCTTGCTCAGTTGTATACTCCTGAGCCTCGTCAATGATCAGCATGTCAAATCCTTCACCAAGACCACCATTTGATGTTCTGGTACGGAATTGAATAACACCACCTGTTGAATATAGCTCAATTCTTTCTTGTCCCTTAGCTCGAATGGAGTTGAAATCCTCACCATCCACATACCCCATTTTCTCAAGGTATCGTTTAACCTTCTCAAATGAGGCATGAGAGGTAGAAATTCTGTGGGCAGTATGTAGGATATTTAATCCTTTATGTAGCCCCCAAATTTCAAAAATATAGAGGATTTCTGATTTACCATTACGACGTGGAATTGAATAGCCAAACTTCTGATGCACCCAAAGTCCATTTTTATCAATGGCCATCATCGGTAACAAAAGATTTTTCTGCCAGGCATAACAAGAAAGACCTGTCCGCTCGTAAAGTTCTATCGCTTCCTTAGCTCTTGAATTTTTCTTGACGTATTTTAAAATCACCGATTGAGTAGGATTCTGATTGCCAAGTTTCTTCCTAGCCATTCTAATTTCCTTTCAATCGTCATCGCATGATAACCCTATCGCTGGGAGATATCGGATCACCTCCTAAACTAAAGCACAATAAAAGCACCCTTACGAGTGCTTAAAATTTCTTATTTTCGGTCCGAAAAGAAATCGGCCCAAAACGGATTTTCTTTATCAAAGATCTCAATCTCTTCTGAACTCATATTATGAGGATAATCTTCAAAAAGATTATAGAATTTTTTCTTGTTGAATGTGATTAGCATCAAGCCTTTAGCAAACCATGATGTATCAACCCACCAAGTTTTATCGCCATCATTTTCTTTATAACAATAATCGGACCAGTTCACTTCATCATAATCATTTTTCATGCCCCTCATCCCCTTTCATTTGTTTAGAATCTGCTGTATTGATAAAACTCAATATCTTGTGAAATTCAGGGTTATCTTTCAACGAGTTCACATCAATGAGATAACTCTTTGCATCATATCTTCTCCCAACTGCATCGTGAGACTTTTGACCTTTGAATCTCTCTTTCAGAACAATATTGTTAAACGGTTTAAAACCATTTAACGTTTCTGTTTGAAGTTCCAAGAACTCGAAACGACCTTCATTTTTTCTTATAATAGCTGCATGCTTACCTGTTGCTAAGTAGTACTCATTCCCACTTTCTACTTTCTCCAACAATTCTTTTACTGCAGTAAAATCATTTGTATGTTTAGCAACATGCATTTTAACTCCTGGAAGACTCCCAATCATTTCAATTCTACTATTTCGAGAAAAGAAATCACAACTCTTTCCTCCTCTAAAATCTAAGACAGTATAGCCACCTTTGTTTCCAATATATGCAAATGCTACTGACGAACAAGATCCTAGTGTCATATCTCCACCACCAACAGCTTCGATAATTTGTTCCTCAGTTAATTTTTTACGACTTTTCTTAATAGGATTTGAAAGAATCCCATTTTGAAGAGCTAGCTTTCTCACTTCACTCATTTGCAAATCTTTGTTTATGTCTTTTCTTACTTCTATTTTAACATTTTCATCTTTTTTTCTCCAAATTTTATTCCAAATATCCTGAACTTTTCCGTTTTTAGGATCATAATCTACAATACAACGACAATGCTGATGCCTTCTAAAA